TTGCCAAGTTTCTTCTTCAGTGCCTTGACATCTTTCTCAACACTACTTAATTGAGATTGTGCCATAGAGACTTCATGGTCTTTTTCTTCAGTCTTCACGTTAATTGCCTTCCCTTTGCGATCTGGATTTGGATCTTGACGATTTTTACGACGGAATGCTGCTTCCTCCTCATCTTTAGAGAGATTGCGTTTCATTTTGCTGGATCCACATTTTGGTTTTGTGGTTTGTCCTGGTTGCTTTGCACAGGGTTTTCCTGCGTATTTACCACCCAATTGAACCCAACCAGGCTTCCCATCAGAAGACTTACTCTTGCCAAACCAGTCACGCAGAGAAGAATCACCACTTTTCGACTCACTTACTCCTCCACCATTACCATTTCCATTGCCATTACCGTTACCATTTTTCTTGGTTTCGGTATCATCATCAACAGAGTGTCCATTTTCTTTACGGAGCATTCCAGCAGGTCCCACAACCCTAAATCCTTTAGGGATTGGTTTACACTTTTTATCAGTGTAACAGTAATATTGTCCTGCAGGGCAACGTCCGTTCTTAGCCATCAAAAGAGTAAATACTCCTTATTATTTATCATCCATCAAGTGCCACAGTAAGTCCAAGAGTCATACCAGGCAGTACTATCCAATTAGTTCCGTCATAGAACTCCATTTTTTTAATTGTTGTATTATAAATCATTGCACCTTCATTAAAAGATGCTGCGTCTCTTGCTGCAGTTGTGTATTGTGGCATATAAAATGCTGCTGATGCAGTCAGGGAAGTTGCAGAAGTTGTACTAAGTGTTGTATCTCCATCAACGTTTAATCCAACACCGTTAATTAGTTGTAACTCATCGTGTCTTTGACGACTTACAATAGTAAATGAACCGTTACCCTTGATAGCTGTTTCAATCTGCCCATCTTCAGTTCCAAGAGTTTCATCTCTAATTTTACCGGTTATCTTTGCATAATTCTCTTCACCACCATTGCTATTTTCACCCTTGAACATAATTTGTCCAAGATAATCACCAGGAGCAGGTGATGCACTATTTCTATAGAGTGTTAGTTCTGGAGCGGCAGAACTTCCACTATCAGTAGAAACAATGGTTACGTTTCCATTGATATCACCGGCAAAATTTACGACACTATTGAATGTAGAAACTCCAGTTACATTAATACCACCTGCTAAAACATCAACACCAGTTCTAGCAGTGACGATACCAAGAGAATCTACGTTCTTTACATCTTCATATGTGATTGTTCCACCAATAGTGATGTTACCATCAACGTACTGATCTCCACCAACATAAAGTGCAAAATCAGATCTTGCAGTGGTTGCAACACCAACATTCTTGGTAGTATGAATACCAGCAGAGGTTGTTGCCCATGTGCCCCCTGCACCAACCGATGAACTGCCACCACCTAAAGCAGTACTGGCAATGCCAACCCACTTACTACCATTATAAATCAGAAGTTTATTTGTACCTATTCCAGCGTCAAAGGTAACATCATCAAGGTCTTTGATGAATCCAGCACCACCACCACCAATGGTAGCAATCTGCTGTTGGATTCTGTTAATGAATAGTCTGTAATGATTTTGAAGATCATCAAGTGTTGCAAACTTTTGATCTAAAGGAGTTAATCCATCTGAAGAATTATTTGTTGATGGATCTCCAGGTAAAGTTGGATTATCTTCAGTTAAAAGTTTCTTTTCATTTATCTCAGAGATAGTCTCTTCAAGATAATTGATTTTTTCAACTAACTCTTTATTCTTTTCTTCTAACTTATCTAATTGAAGTCTTTCAATAACTTCTTTTATTTCTTCTTGAATACTTTCAATATGTTCATTCTGTTTCTTAATATGCTTTTCATTAGTAACAAGATCTACTTCAAGACCTTGCATCTGTTTAGATATTTTATCTCTAAACTTTACTACTTCGGTTTTTAAGCTAGCATGATAATTTTCGTTAGATCTTACTAAAACATTTTGAATTTCTCTGAGATCTTCAGTAACAGTCTCTTCTAGGAAATTAAATCTCTTATGATACTTTTCAATATCTTGAGAATAACTTTCTAATTTTTCATTTTCACTAACTTCTCTTTTTTTAAAGTCTTTATATAGAGATTGATATTTTTTGGCAATAGAATCTATCTCTTCTTTATATTGATCAGTTACATCTTTAAGTTCTTGTATCTTTTCAGAAGTTTTTTCTGGAATACCTTCAGAAATAGATTGAACTTTTTCTGACAACAAATTGACTTTAGAAAGAACTTCTTCTTCTAAATCTTTTACTTCTTGTTCTGATTTAAGTTTAGTTTCAATTAAAAGATTACTATACTTTGGTATTTCTGTCTCAGTAAACAGTTTTACCTTTGCATTAAGATCTTCAATATTTTGTCTATAGGTGTCAATTACTTCATTGACTTTTTCTTCTGTCCTTACCTCTGTTTCTGCAAAAAGTTTTTTATATTTTGGAAGTTCTTTCTCTACTAACTCATTTACATTTTTGTTAAAATTTCTGGCAGTTTCTTTAAATTCTGCTTTGACTATGTTGATAGTATTTTCGTTTACACTTTCAACAGTTTCTAGAGCAGTAGTGACTTCCTTACTTACGTCCTCTTTAATGGAGTCTAAGTTTTCTTCTACTTGTTCTTTAAAAATATCAAGTCTATCGTCAAATCTAACTTCTGACTCTAAAATTAATTTTTTGTATTTTGGTACATCTACATCAAGAAAAGATTCAACAGAGTTAGAGAGATTTACAAAGTCTTCTCTAATCTTATCAACTGTCTTACCGTTAATAGATGATACTTTAGATTCAATTTTAGATATTGATTCTTCTACAAAAAGAAGTTGTGCCATCATGGCACTATCTAAATCTTCTTTTTTAATTAAACTTTTTATCTCTTCTTTTATTCCACTAACTTCACTAGAAACACTCTCTACCTTTTCTAAATTATTCTTGAAACTATCAAAAGTAGAAGTAAAATCAGATAATGATTTAAGGTGATTTAAGTTTGATTTAAAGGCATCAAATGCTTCAGATACCTGCTCTATCTTTTCTGGGCGCGCAGATTCATAACTCTCCTTTACCTCATCCAAGGGAGTTTTTTTATTATTACCAAAAAAATCTGAAGGCTTCTTTAGTGCCACGTTTAATATATCTCCTCTATTTTACTATTTATTGTCCTCTTTTAATCCATCTTTGAGCATTTTTGCCAGATCTGCTGTTGACCCAACAAATAATGCATTATTAACAGTTGATGGACCTTTGATTTTTTCCTCTGTTTCAATATCTTTAAGTTTCTTCTGCAGATCTAATAATTTATCAGTTGCATCAGCAACGTTCTTAATTAACTGACCAGCAACTTCATATGCTCTTGGCATTTCACTTTCTTGGGCAAGTTCAAGAACACCGTTGAGAGCTTCTTGTCCCTTTTCAATAATGGAATAAAGATTACCTCTAGTATACTCGTAATCTTTTTTTATGTCATCAACACTCTCTTTAACTTTTTCAATTTTACTTTCAATTACTTCTGGTTTAATCACTTCACCAGAGGTATTGAAAGTATCATTAAGTTCATCAAAATTTTTTGTCATTTTCATCAGAACGAACCACTAAATCCAAAATCATCTCCAACTTCAATTAATGCATTATCTGCAGCATCAATAATAAAGATTTCTTCTCCTGTCAAGTGATCAGTAATAGTAGTTCCATCTTGACCCCTCTTCACGTTAAGTCTATTTCCAGTTATCTTCGTGATGAAGATTTCTTCTCCATTGAGATCAACATAGGTATTTTCAGTAAGTCCACTGGCATCAGCAACATTGAATGCTGTTTTTGTTTTTGTAATATCTTCTGCCAGTGTTGTTGCTGCGTTTCCAGTATAATTTTTGATTGCTCTTGGTTCGACTGAGTAAGAAACTTCTCTGATAGAGTTTGAAGTGTCTGTGCCTGTAAGGTAACTGACGGTAGCCTTTTTGATGATATCCTTGGTTGCAGCAGATGCAGGACCAAACAGATATGTTTTTGCAGTAAATCTTAAAGTATAGAGAAGAACTCTCCTGCTAGAAAAGTCTCCCTCGTAGTCATCCTGCATGGTAATATTTTCTAGGACAACAGGAATATCCCTCTTTTCTTGTAGTGCTTCAACCAGTTCTACGGTGACGTTATACGCAGGTTGAAAGTATGGTAAAATCTGTTCTACAATTTGAAGTGCATCATCATTTAACTTACTCATGATGGCAAGTTCAAATTGCATGTTATATGGGACTGGCATATATGCCTTTTTTGTTTCAGTCCCATCATTAGGATCCTTTACAGTAAAAGTTTGAGTTGTTGATACTTTTCTACTAGGATCATAAGTTAGTCCTGTAAACTCAAATGACATTCTCGGAAGAGTAATAGCAAAAGGTTTGTTAAGATCCGGAGATTGTTCTATTCTTGCTAGAAATTTTTGAGTAGGACCGTATGCCAGAGGAACTTTTACAACACTAACAACATTATCATCAGTATCTTCATGTTTTATTGAAATGTTATTAAACAGAGTACCAAAAGAGATAATGGTTCTCCTCAAAATTTCGTTGTAAAAATATTCAAACATTTTTAAAGTCCTACAATATCTCTATATTAAGATATTTTTATTTAGGGCATACCGAATGGGTTCTGCTCAGAGAAGTCAATAATAGAATCCGCTTCAATTTCTATATTAATATTATCAGCAAATCCGTCATCCGCAGGTTGTGCATCTGCTACTCTCAGTTCATATGCTGCACCAGAAGTTTGACCAGTAATAGTCTCTCCACGGGTAAACTCTCCAGTCACTGTGCCAACTTCAAGTTCGTTTGTTGAGGAATTCCAAACTCTAACTCTTGCTGTTGTTCCACTAGATGATCCGACAACTATTTCATTGAATTGGAATGTTCCAGATCCAGAACTACCAGATGTTGCGATAGACATTGTAGGAGCAACAGAGTATCCAACACCAGCATTTGTTAGGAAGATGTTTGAGATCGTTCCAGCAGCACTTACAACTGCTGTTGCAGCAGCAGATACAGTTGTAACACCAGATTCAAACACTTCATTAGTAAACGTGATCGTAGGAGGAGTTGTGTATCCAGATCCGCCGTTTGTAATAGTAACGATTCCAACAACACCATCACCAATCGTTGCGGTTGCAGCAGCACCAGTTCCACCTGATCCACCACCAGTAAATCTAACACCTGGTGCTACAGTATATCCAGCACCAGAATTTGCTACATCAACTCTCTGAACAGATTGGTCCCTTGGATTAGCATTTAAATTGCATACATTGATACCACCAATCATAGTAGCAATACCGACTGCTGTAGTCCCTCCTGAAGGGGCAGCAGAGACAACTACAGTTGGTACACTACTATAACCACCACCTCTGTTTGATATTGTGAATTGTCTTACACCACCATCAAATATAGCAACAGTTGCAGTTGCTTGAACAGCAGAACCAACCAGAGTTAGTGTCTGTGTAGGACCTTGAATGGTGTTGATGCCATCATCAGTTTGTCCATCATATTCTTCACCAATAAGGTTATTGTCAATATCATCTATACCAGTTGCAATAACTTCGTCTTCCAGACGGAAGAGTTCACAATACAACTCATAAACATAAAGGTTCTGTAACTGATAATATGGTTTTGCATATTCAATATCTTTGATTTCATAAATTCTATCATCAAGAGGAAACCAGATAAGATCTCCACTTTTTGGTCTGGTAGATAGTTTTACGTTCGATTGATCTTCAATTAGTGGAGTAATATAGTTTTCAAATCTTTCTCTAGAAATAATGAGTCTTACTTCATCTTTTGACTCAATTCCAAACTTTGAAAGAATGTTTCCAGCACCAGAATACTGATCATAATTATCAACGTAAGCTTCTAAGGGGAGTGCCATATCAAATTTTGATTGCACAACCTCTCTTATGACAGTGTTTTCTGTCAGATACTTTCTTGGTAGATAAAAAATATCTACACCATACATCCTCAGTTGTTCATTAATTAAATCCTGAACAAGGTTTTGTTCACCCCGAGTACCCTGAGTAAAGAATGGATTTAACATGATATCAACCTATCATATCGTATGGAGGAAGTTCATAAGTATTAGACATTTGCTCTCTGATCACTTCCAAGTCTTTCTGAGCATCATCATAGATCTGACGACCATTCAATTCAATTCCACCAGGTAATTTAACTCCTTGAAATTTAATCAAGTTTTGCCCCCACTGTCTTTTAACAAGTGCAGTTACATACTTCTTTAGGAAAGAGTCATTCCAAACTCTTGAATATGAATTTGGATCCAACAAACGATAACAATCAATGATAAGGTAGTCATCTTTTGTAGCAGATCCCCAATCAAAATCTAAATATAATCTATCTTGTCTTTGATTAAATCTGATGAATTTATCAGTAGTTAATGCAAAATCAATATCTTCAAGATATCTCTTAGTCATTGCATAAGTTAATATTTCAGTAGATCCCCAATAGTAAATATCATTTAAGAACAACTGATATTTAACACTGAACATGTTATTGGTTACAGTGTTTGATCCATCAAATTTGAATACTTTCGTTATTCCAATAATTTCTGGCGGAACTTGAAGATAGTTACTATTCTCTTCAAACGAAAAAGTTACGGAAGATCCATCAATATCAGAAGTTGCAGTTGAGGTTGTAATACCAGCAGCATTATTGCTACCACCTCTTGCTCTTCCTCTATCAATATCTTCTTGTGTTATTTTATATTTTAAAAATGTCTGAGTTACACCATCAAAGTGTCTCTCTTGAAAATATTGTAAGGCATCATCAACCAGGTCGTCTATTTGCTCATCGGCAACATTAATCTCAAGCACTGGTGCTCCCAGTTGCCTTTTGCAATAATTAATTAAATCTGTTCTACTTGCCGGTTGTGCCATTTATTCCACAAGTTTCCTAAGTGTATTTAGGTTTAAGAAGAAATCGTATTATAAACATATGCATTTCCCCGAACCAAAGGATATGTTGATGATCCAACTGTGACTAATACATCATAAACGTATCTACCTTCTGTGAGGTTACCAGTTTCTGTATCTGTCAAAGAAATTTTCATTACACCATCATATGCACTAGTAAACCCAACAGTAAACGTATCAGATGCACCAAGAGTTGCTCCAACCGCGATACTCTTTGATAATGCACCTGCACCTGAATATCCTGTTAAATCAAAAGCAGAACTTGATGTTGTTTTAACATTAAATATGGTAGAAAAATCTGTTCCCCCATATATTGTTAAATTAGCACCGTATGGAACTCCTGAGTCTGGATCGAAAGTAATATTTTTAGATGGCATCTGGAAGTCCTATTACCGACATTGTTTCTTGTTGTTTATAATAAAGTTTACAGAATGATTTTGCAATATTCTTAAGGGTATCATGATCATTACAATTATCTATATCAGTTGCAATCTTTTGATATGCAAAACTCTTTGATAAGTTTTTTAGTTCAATGCTATCAGGATCCATGTAATAACTCCTTTAGTAATGACTTGATTTCATTAAGTTCACTCTTTACATTAGCAAGATCTTCTTCCATTGTCTGTACTTTCTGATTCTTTTCAGTTTTCACGTCACGTCTTGAAAGATACTGTGTATATTCCAAATTATTTACATTAACGATTGCGTTGGTTTCAGGATCTCTTGCGAGATCCTTATGACCCTCCATTTCGTAAAATTCCATATTATGCTAAGGCAATAACTCTAAGTTCTTTCACTCTTGGTACAAAGCACTGACTTGTAGATGTCAGAGCCAGTTTGATTCTATATGTTCTAAATGATGGTAATCTGTCAATGGTAAATGTATATTCCCTATAGTCAAGTTCTCTGTTCTCAAAGGAGAGAGTGCTTGACTTAGTTATGAATGAATCAGATTCACCATTATTGTTTTCAGATGCAATAATTTCTCCTCTTTCATTAAGGTTTGCATATCCGGGGAAAGGAGTAAATACAGGAACTGATCCTGGTTTGTTATTAGTTGCAAAGAATGCTCTAATATCAGATGCCTCGTTAATATGAGCAGAAACAATAACTTTTATAGAAGATGCTGGGTTTTCCAGAATAATTTCTTTAGAAAGATATTGGAAAGCTGTTGGATCTTCAGTAGCACTATTTACTCTAGAGTCTGTCGCATAGTTTGTAATAATATTATTTACTCTATTAGAAGTGAGAATTGCATTTACTCTTTGACCATCAATAACAGGACTTAAACGACTATCTGTAGATGAAAGGAAAAGTCTCATCTGCATTGACTTACCACCAACAATATTGGTAAGTTGTGCATCTTCGTTTACCTTAGAAGCAATCATTCTTGGGGTATCAAAATAATTCTTTTGATTTATAGTGATGTCTTGGAATCCAGCATCAATAAATGGTAGTTCAGTTCCACTAAAACTTTGAGAAGTAATTGTTCTAAGTTCACCTGTAATACTAGTTCCAGGAACAGTTACATTTTGAACTTGTGGAGTGATGATTTCAAACGGCATATTTTGAGATGCTCTAACTCTAGATCCTCCAGTAGATCTATCACCTGTTATATAAAGTTTGGGGAATCCAACATCAGTGCTTCTGTCGGTTCCTGTTGTTGCACTAGTATCAATCTTAACTTGATAACTATCAAATGTAAACGGATCAAGTTTAGTAACATCACTCAACGAATGAGTTCTGTTGATTCTATTAAGATTAATTCCACCAAGTTCATACTTATAGACAGGAGTTCCAACAGGATATGTTTTCGGATTAGTTCCTCTTACAATATTTCCACCAATGCTATTTCCAGAAACATTAGTATATTCAATAATCTCATCTCCAATTAAGAGATAACCTACATTAGTTGTTCCAACTCCAACACCTTCAAAAGTTGAGAATGTTGTTGCACCACCAACTGCAATCTGACCGGTAGATGTAGATGAGTATTCTGCAGTCAACTTAGTTGGTTTTATATCAGGATGAACACCAGATATACTTACAAGGTTATCAGAGAAATACATTCCATGATTCTGATGATTGACTTTAAAGTGCAATCCATCTGAATCAGTTTCAATATTTGTGATTTGAACATCTCCACCAGTACCAAGTCCAACAGCACCAGATGAATTAAGTTCGGTAGAAATACCAGAACTATTAAAGAAGAATAGTGTTTTTGCTGCTCCAACAACAAACTCACCTTGAACATTGTTCAGAATAAGTTCGTTAGTGTGTCCAATTCCTGCGATTGTAAGTCTTGCATTTCTACCAACAGATGCTGCTCCAATAGTATCGATTCCAACAACATCACCGACCTGATATCCAGAACCACCAGCATTATTAATGGTGGCACCAGAAGCAACAATACTACCATTTCTAATAGTAATATCTGCGGTTGCTCCTCTTCCATGACCAGTTAAGGTGATAAGATTAACACCAGTAAATGTTTGACCTCCATCAGCAGGAGTGTAACCCAGTCCAGCATTACTGATTGAGAGATCTCCTACAGCAGATCCTGCGACCCCTACAAGGTCTCCAGTTGCATTTGTTCCTGCTTGGAAGAATGTGTTACCAAACTCATATGAATCTGCTACTGTAGTGCCAAGACCAACTCTAATTGATCTGGACTGAAGAACAATAGGATCAGGAGTAAGTTTTGCAATCTGTGCATTTCCTCTTGTAAGTTCTGGACTGTAGAACTCAACAGACCCAGTATCAAGGAAGTCTGCTCTATAAAGAGTAAACTTAAGATCTTCCCACTGACTTGGTTCCCATGTAGAAGCATTCTGTGATTTAAACAAAGATCCAAGATATGGTTGATTAGAGATAAATGTATCTGTCAGGAGATCATTCTCACCAATTCTAGAGATGTAAACACTATACTTGGTAGAGTTAGATGCTAAACATACAGCATATTCAGTGCCACCTTCAACATATACAGGTGCTTTAAATTGAATATTAGTCGCAATCGATCCGTCAGACGATGTTTGAATATCATCTGGATCTAAAACAACTTCAGAGAATGGAAGAACTTTTGCCGAGGGAGATCCATTTATCATCGTCCTTAATTGGAAGACAACAGGAATATCCATGTCATCTTTGGATCTAAAGAAAACATCACAACTGGTCAAGAATACTCCAGTTTCATCTTCTACCAAGAACGACTGTGCAAGTGGATCATACCAAGTAATGATTGTCTGAGTCCTTGTTCGTGAAGAAACAACTCTGCTAGCAGTAATCTCTGTTCCAAGATCTCTGTTAACATTTCTACTCTGGAACTCGTTCTTCAGTTCAACTCTTGCATTTCTAACAGAAATAATATTCTCTTGAACTGTTTCTAGAGTACCAGATGCACTAAATGATTCTTCTGCAATAGTGCTTGCATTATCTTGATTGTTGTCAATATCATTAGTAAGAGTGAATGTTTTAGTTCCACATTCAAATCTTGGGAAAGTAATGTTATTAGGATCTGGAATGTAGTAACTACCAATAAGGGTAGCAGAAAGATCGGAGATCAATCTAACATTTTCAACAGTAGCAATAGCACCACTTGTTGATCCAACTAATGTCATTCCTTCCTTTACCCAACCATAGAAGTCACCTCTTGCTTGAGATGCAAGAGAGAATGTATCTACATTAAGAATAGTGGAAGTAGAAGAGTAGGATGCAGATAATGGAATATTTAAATATGGATTTTCTGGATAAGTTTTAGTGGGAGCATCATAAGGACCCTCTCTATGGTTTGATTGAGCAACTCTGAATCTAATATTTGCATTTGATTCTGCAGTAGTTTCACCACGACCAATTGTTCCCATCTCACCAACAACTGTTTCACCAACCTGGAAAGTTCCAGATGTCATAGTGATTTCCAGAAGTTTAGGAACACAATATTCTGTAATATCAACACCATCAAAGAATCCATACATTCTAGTGAGTGGTTTCATCTTCTTAGAAACAAATTCAACATTTCTAGATCTCATGTATGGGATGAGATCTCTGCTGACTACTCTGTCTCCAACAGACTCCATATCAAATTGTTCGGTCACAATGGTTCTGACACCAGATCTTGATTCAGTTCCAAATTCTCTGGTTGTTCTGAGTTGTTCTTCAATAACCTGGTCAGTTACTTGTCTTGTTTGTGTAGATGTTCTTGCTCTACCACCAGGACCCTGACGGTGAATAACATCGGGACCATTTTGAATAACTCTTGTTCTAGTTGAATCTACAACTTCAATACCAGTCCAGTTTGTTTCCCAAGAATCCCAAATCATAGGACCGAATCCTGTTTGAGGATCAATTACTCCAGCTTCAACATTATCGTTGAATACTTCGTTATAGTTACCTTCAGTTTCGATAATCTTTGCTTCAAGTCTATTGGTATCAACCCAGTTATCAGATGCTGGAGTAAGTTCTATAGTTCCATTCCAGAAACTGATAAGGAAAGGAGTAACACTTTCAGTTCTTGTAGCAAAGTTCTGTTTGATATATTCAACTTCAGAATAATCAAGAGTTACAACATCATTTTGCTTTCTTGTATTATTACCTTCAATATCCGCAAAATCTAAATCGGCAGTGGGATCTGTATCAACAACAGGACCAAATATCAAATCAACAGAGTTTGTATAGTGTCTTGGTCTCAGTTCATTAAATCTTCTGTCAATGGAATTATTGACACGAATTCCAAGTTCTTGTGCTTGGAAATCATTGAAGTTGTCAACAAAGAAACCAGACTTGAATCTATTCAAACCATTGTCATCTGGAACAAAAAAGTTTGCAGTCTCTTTTTCAAGAAGAGATAATGTAGTATAATATTCAAGACTCTTAATTCTATCCTCAAGTTTTTTGATATCTTGCATTTGATATCTCTTATGTTGCATAAAAGATAGAGATGCTTGACTTGGATCATAGAGGAATGGTGGAAGATTAACCCTACAGATTTCAATTGCATCATCGATTGGATCAGGTCTATCAGGAACATCAGAAGGGGTTCCATACATTATCTGGAATTTACCTTCTTTTGTTAAGTAAACTCTATCAATTCTACCTTGATAGTAAGAAATATCTGTTAATATAGCTTCATCAGATGCCAGTATAGTATTTGCTGATTGACCAGATGCAGTAAATGTTCTACCAAGAAATTCTAGAGGAGATCTAGTATTAGTTGAGGCAGTAACAAATGTGGAAACTCTAGGTCTGATATCAATAATGTCAGAATTTCTATTAATGTCTATATTTTTAATTTCTGTTGCATAATTAAACTGATCATAAGAGTTCACAGTCGTTATGTCACCATCATCTGTTGAAGAGAAGGAAGCATTCATGAAGTAAATCTTCAATTGCTTAGTAGGTGTAGAAGAGTCTGCTTTTCTTTTTATTCTTCCATGATCGTAGAAAGTTTTTTCCTGACCAGTTTGGAAAGAATAATTTGATGAAACATTAAAACTTGGTGTTACTAATGTTGAAATAAGTGCAGACGCTGCAGATTCATCAAATTCAACAGTTTCTCCCTCAATAAAACCAATTTCGTTTTTGTAAATAAAAGAAATATTAGAATTGTCTAATTTTTCTGCCACGATTGCAACAGCACCACTCGTTTGACCAATAAATCTCTCACCTATTAAAAGTTCTTGAGTTGTAGTTGATGTGGTATTAATTGCTTGTAATGTGACTTGTGGGCAAGATGCTGTTGAAGTGTCTGCAGATTCAAAGATTCCATGAATTTGAATAACATCAGGAGTATTCAGAGAAATAACTTCATCTTCAACTCTAGTTCCGAATGGGAAAGACCCATACGT